GCCTGATCCACCTGCAAAAATGTTTAGTTCACCTCGGTTAAATCCACCGAACAGTTTCTTGTCGAGATTTGGCCAACCTGTGCTGACTTGTCCATTGGAGTTTTTAAGTTTCTCCAATCTACCTTTTGGATCTTCAAAGTAGTCTGTACCAAGATCTTTTGTCAGTCCCACACTCACTGCATCTTTGACCATGTCCTCAACAGGAGCATAGTCACCTTTTTCCAATAAGTCTGCTGACTGTAAGATTGCACGTTCTAGTGCTTTGTGTCTTGAAAACGTTTCAAATTCATCTAGCAACCAATTAAAGTGGCTAGGATCTAAATCTTTTGCTGATTTCAATTTGATATCGTGTTTGGCATTAACCTGTTCAACATCAGGCATTACCTTGTATTCTTCCATGTAGTCTTTTATAAACTTTGCGATTGGTTGCAACTTACGATCAAACGAATCGGGTGTGAATATGTTTTGTGCTCGTGCAAATGACTCTGCATCTGCCAGCATCATTTCTATGTATAATTTTTGTACGTCAAAACTGTAATCAGCCATTCTTTACTCCACAATATATTTTACAACATTTATTGACTTTTTCATAGTCAAAAATTTTACTAAAGAACTGTTTTACTTCTGGGTGTTCTAGTATGGTATCGGCAGTAAAGTTTTTGATATGGAATTTATTTTTTCTCGGATCAAAGATGTCATTATGCCTGTATCCATACAAACCTTGCCAACAACAAGGATAAAAATTACCAGCACTATCAATGTATAAGTGAATTTGTGGTTTTTCATCTTTCATGCACACAGGATCAATTTTTGCATTTACCTTTTTGTCGTCTACCACATCTTTCTTATACGTGTACCTTTGATCGACAAATTTATCGTCTGGCATAAGGTCTGTGTCACCCAACCATCGATCACTTTTTTCAAGTTGGAACTCGTCGATGCCTAGTTCAATGCTATATTCTTTTGCTGTGTCTATTTGATGTTGGTTGTGTTTGAATATGATGAACTTCCAAACTGTTTGTATTGGCGATTCTGCACAAATTTTCATCGCATCAATTATAGTATGCCATTTGGCATTTTTCCTGTACACATGGTTCGTATCCTCCAAGCCGTCTACTGCAAAAGTAATTTTGTCTTTATGATCCAAAATTTTCACAAGGTTGCTCCACCAAGTTTTATTTTTGCCACTTGCATTTGTGTGGATGTGTATAACTGCATCCTGCTCTTTCAGTTTCTCACACAGTTGAAAAAATTCGCTATGATATATTGGATCGCCGTTGTTGCCACACATAGTTACTTGGGCGTTCTTGCCTAAAAAATTTACAATGTCTTTGATGTTGATTTCATGCAATTCTCTTTTTTTAAATCTTCGGTAGAATATTGTCCTATCACATAACGGGCACTCAAGCACACACTTTGATGTTGGTTCTATATGCCAACTAACCATACATTTTCCTTTTCAAATCAATTTTTAGTTTGTTTGATTCAGTTGATTTTAGAATAGATTGCATTGTAAACAAACGTCCGTATTTTGCAACTGCATCTGCAACATCGCTTACGTTATCTTCCCACTCAGGAAATGCAACGCTCCAACCAAATTCTAGTGCTTGGTTGATTAATTTTTGTCCAGGTGCATCTCTGTCAGGAACAACTATCACTTGTCGTCCTAAATTATCTATTAACTCTCTTTGTGTATCATTTATCTCACTGCCAAGTATGCTGACTCCAGAAACGGCTATGGCATCGAATGGACCTTCTGTGACTATGACAAATTTTCTAGTCCAATCTTGTGCATCCATGTTAAAGACATATCCTGGCCAAACGTCAGTATAGTACTTGACGCCTTTTGATTCTGGGTCAAATATTCTTCCTGTAGATCCTACAATTTCTCCCTTCCAGTAAAATGGAATAAGCAATCGCAGATGCATATCCCACATTTTGTCTGGCGAATACATAAAGTCATACCAACTTGGATCTATGCCCCTCTTCTCCAAATATTTCAACAATGCATCAATTTTTTTCCATTGTGGTTCAGTCAAATCGTTTGCGAGATATTTTTCAAGCCACACATCTAGTTTGTGTGCATTCTTTGGGAGATCCTTTTTGTTGAAAGTTACGAATTTTTTCTTTTCGTACTTAACGTCATTTTCTTCTTCACGCATTGCCTCGATAGCAAGTTTTTTTATAGTCTCATCAGGTATGCCAATGTAACCCATGAACTGCCTCATCTTGTATGTTAATTTTCTTCCAATAACGTAACTGGCCTTGAAGCCACAGTTGAAGCAGTGATAACTCACTGTGCCGTCCGCACTGGTCATTATTCCGCCACGTTTTTTCTTATCAGCAGTTTCTCCGTTGTGTACACAACATGGTGCGTTAAAACTTATCCATCCAGATGGGGTCTTCTTCCTACCCGTAGGCAGGCTCGTCAGAATAGTAGACTGGATCAGGTTCATACCCTATATTTTACTGTCTATAAAGGATTTTGTCAATCGTTCCAGTATTACCACTGTCGTTATCCCATGAGAATCTGACATTATGGTAAACACCTGTGAAGTTCAATGTTGATACAGTTGAAGCACTTGAAAGCGTTGTTGATGTAACATCAAAGTAATCACTGTCGCTTGGTGAACTTGCCATGGTGCCTTGCACAATCAATTTACCACTAAATGTGCTTGGATAGATCGCGATGGTGTGCAATGCCTTGTTGTTGTTTATTCCCGGCCTTGCATCAACAGAACTAGATGTGTGTTGCAAAGGACCTCCGGTTTGGGTAAAGTTTGTGATAGATGCACTTGCCACAAATTCTGGAAAAGCACCGTCAAGCAGTTCAACTGTGCCAGCCGCTGAGTAGCCAGTATCTGAATATGTAACCTCTCTGCTACCATCTGATTTAACTTCACGCACTGCATAGTTGTAAAACTTGGCATCAAGAGGCAATAGATCGCCTTCTGTGATCGTGCAACTAGCGTCACCCTTGGTGCTCACAGTGGATCCGTCGTCTAGAATTGTTAATGTTTTGGTCAATACGGACTTTTTGGATTCTGTGTCCACAAGGTTAAATTCATACGTTTTTGATGTTATATCCTGAGCCTTTTGGTCCTCATTCTTGAACGTAAAAGTTATAGGATTATTTGCTCCTCTGTGCAGTGTTATACGTCTATCGTACACTTTTGAATTCCTCCCGTGATAACCATTTATGTAGGCAATTACCAACTGATCTATTAAATACCTTTGAACTGTTTGCATAGTACATATTTAACAGTATTTATAGATAGAGCATGAACGAAATTTTTAAGACATTAAGGGACAAATTTCCATTTTTAAGCCTAATACGTAAAGGCGACATGGAGTTTGTGGGCATAGTGCAAAACCAAGACACCAATGTGATCAGTTTCTACGATTACGGACGGTTAATGAATCCACAAGACAAAATTAAATTTTTGAAAAGTGGCGAGATTTGGTGGTACGAATCAAACAGGAAACTGCCAATCAATATTTTTCTAAAAGGCGATTTTAGATATTTTAGATCAACTTTGGTCACTCTCAATTCTAAAGACATACAAATTGTGGAAGGACCAACAGTGAAACTATCTGAGATTTCAAAAAAGAGGCTGAAACGTAGAACAATCCAATTAGTACGAAAACCTATCTAGTCTTCTTTTTTTCAGGAAGTACAGCACCAGTCGTAATATAGTGTTGTGTCAAACCCATATTAGGCATATAACTTCCATACTCTGAACGATATGAAGACTTGGATTTTTGTTTGGATTTTTTGGAGATTTTTTTCTTAGATTTTTGATGTCGCATCAAAACTATATTTATCACGTGTGATCAAATTCATCTGGACAACTATTGCTTGTGCGTATGCGACCGCATGCGATTTCTTGAAAAAGTAACTGCCATCTGTGGGTTTCACCCATACTTCCTCCAGTATCTCTTTCCAATCCTTGTACATCAAATGCCTTTTAGCAGGACGTATGATCGCAAGTACGGCCGCAAGTTGTTCTATGTTGCGAGGCTCCAGTTTTGAAACAATTTTAAAATGTCCGTTCAAATGGAACAGTCGATCTACTATTGTGATGTCCTTCAGCATGTCCCAATCTGGGTCTTGTATCATCAGTTCAACCAACTCCTGTTCTGATTTAACATTTTTGTATATGTTGACATTCAGCATGTCAATTTTAAAATATCCCCTGTCTTCCGCTTTTTTATAATCCAATGAACTGTGTCCGGTTACCGGATGTTCTGGCACAGCATGGAAGTACACACCTGTTTTATGTTTTTCTGTTTTGTCTTCCTTGATTATTGTGGCGGGCGTGTGTTTGAATAATTTCAGTACTCCGTCTCTGTCAAAAAAATCTATGTCAACATCAGGCATCTTGTTTTTTATAATCCTTAATTGTTTTCATTAATTCTCCACCCTCATAATTTTTTAAATGCATTAGTTCATTTAAAACTTTGTTGTTTGGATCTAATTTATATAATTCAATTGCAAGTGAATTGATAAATCTTATATCCATTTGTGTTTTGATATGCTTTCCCATTTAACCTCCAAATGTAATACAGAGTGCAACAAAAGCCAACGCAATTACGACCACAAAAATATCTTCACCCATTAAATCTTTTTGGCCCATTGGATCTTTCATTAGTGTACTGTTCCTTTTCTTTTCTCGTCATGGTATTTTATAAATTCTTCTTTAGTGCCGGGTTTCAATATTTCAAGCACCTGTAACATTTTATTATATCCAACACTATTTTGCACGTCGGCGTTCATGTCGGGCATACATACCTTTCCAATTTCTCCATTGTGTTTGATATGCAATATCATATCTCCGTCTTCGAGATCAAAATCCAGTTCATCGTCAATTTCAACTTTTACTCTACTCAATTTTCGCCTCCTTGGCAGTTTCCTGAACAAACAAATGGTCTGCAGGATAACTTTTAAACTTTTGCATCCAAAACTCTGGTCTGATAAATTTTGCAGTCATTTGCAGTTGTTCGTCGTTAAATGATTGTAACATTTTTTTGCCTGCTGTGCAACCTAACAATAACCACGGTGATATTTTTCCTTGTTGTATATGTTGTACTGCTCTGTTTGTATTGACCAATCTGAAGTAGTCAGACCATTGTGCGTTTTGCTCGGTCGCCCAATCCATCATTGTAGTGATGCTTCTCTGTAATGCTGTCTCGACTGGCTCCACTTTCAAGGTATCAACGAGATATGTTTCGTATAAATCGTCCCTCGCCCAGTGATCTAATTTTATCTTTGAAAGTATAACATAGTCAATAAATTTTTCAGGATACAAAGGGTTGATATGCATCATGTAACGGCCAAATTTTACAAACGCATTGTAGTATGCACTTGAACAAAAATCTTCATATGTTTTGGGTTTGCTGTTATTTTGATGTATCTGATAAAATCGTTGGAATACTAGGAATGCATTTTGCACCCATTTCTCATGTTTTTGTAGATGCCTACGCTTTGGTTCGCACATGTGAACCTGTAAAGTTCTTTCACGTGTGAATTCTTTCCCACAGTATGTACACTTATTTAGATTTGATGCCATGTGATTCCAATAATTCCTCTAGTTCTTTGTCGGTGATTACACTGTCTAATGTTTCCAAATCACTTTCTTTCATGTTTGGGTACAGTTGCTGAAGTTGTTTCAAACTTTTGTTTGGCACACGCTTCATTGGTTTTATCCATGGATGAAATTGTTGTTGTAGTGCTCCACACATGGCAGTCAGGATCCAACACAATTTTTTGTGTTTGCTTGACAGTGTGAACAAATGTTTGTTTACGCACTCGTTGATCATTTCCACATAATGTTCGACATAAAATTTATCTTTTGAAGACACGGATGAAACGTATCTCATCAGCATGTACGGAGAATATAAACTTTTCTCATGCTCATCGATTCTATCATAGTAGTCTTTGTTTCTGTAGTCCACTGCCTTTAGTCCATTACGCAGTTCAAAAAATTTCCTTTTTTTATCTACCATAATCTAAACCTTTCAAGTTTTTCTAATATCTTCTTGATTGGCTCGTACACTTTCCATATTTCTTTTATATGATCATCTAACTTTTTGTCAAGTTTGTCTAACTTTTTTTCTATTCTATCTAATTGTTTTTTGTCTACCATACTGATCCATAATCTACTTGTTCGCATTGTCTTGAAATATCCTTGACGAAATAAGCACACGCCGGCTTTGGTCCGTTGTTTAAAGGCACCGCCAACATCTGTCCTGATTTAATTTTTGGGAAGTACCATTTTACTTCTGTGTATATGTCAACAACGTCTATGGGCATGAAGTCGGGTTTTGAACTTGATAGTGGATTGAAAGTGAACGCATCGAATCCTCTGTCATTCAAACTTGTTATTGGTAGCACATGCATCTCTGGTTGTCCTTGTTCGCCTATTAACATTTTCCAATCAAGTGGCATTTTTATTTTGAAGTCACCAATCTCTAATACTGCCGCTGGCGCATTGAAACTTTCTAAGAATATTAAAGGAATGTAAAAGAAATCAGGATTAGCCGGATCGGAATTATCCAATACAGCAAAACGCATTTTCTCGTCTACCCATTCCGGTATTTTTTCTAAAGCGTATGTTGTGTCTTCAAGTGTTAGAATTTTCATAATCTATCTTTTCTATATTATACGGATAATTTGCCTCTTTGTAAAACTTTTTCCTTTGGGTAAGATGTCTTTTTGCAAACTTGCAAGTACTGGTAATGTCCCATATTTGGACATTGTCTTTGTCTTCCGCTTTCCGGATGCCCCGTCCTATGCTTTGTATAACCCTTACGAAAGATTTGCCAGGTTCAATAAGAACAAGATTGAATATACGAGGAATATTAATTCCAACGGATGCGACGCCATAAGTTGCAATAATGATTTTGTTTTGTGTTGTAGACACTTCATCGTAGTGTTCTTTCCTTTCTGTATTTTTAGTTGATCCCGATATGAACACAGAATCTTTTAATTTTTTTTGTAATAGTTCGCCTGCTGATATCCTATCCACAAGTATCAATGTGTTTCCTGATGTTGCAACATGATTAACAGTGTCGGCTATCCAAGACATTCTCTTGTCATCCGTAGTTAGCCACTTCAGTTCCTCTTGATAATTTTTGAACTGTAATGTGTCTAAAGTTTGCAGAACGTTTACGTGACAATTTGCGAGGACGCCTTTGTCTTGTAATTCTTTAGCAGGTATTCTGTGTGTTACTTCACCAAGAGATACTTTTATGCCCATGTATTCGTATTCTTCCTTTGGTACTGTTCCCGTAAGTCCCCAACGTATCTGGCAATGTGCCAATGGACCAGTTAGTAGTCTTTTTAACACGTCTGCTTTTGCCATGTGTACCTCATCTACAATGACTGTGTTTATACCTTCGCAAAATTCTTTGAACTCTGTACTGTGTTCATTTTTTGCTTTCTTTTCTAATACATTCAAACTTTGCCAAGTTGCTATTGTGTTATATCGTCCTACTTCTTTTCTATCTCCGTAATACACTCCTGTATCTAGTTCACACGAAATAAAATCTTCCTCAGTCTGTGTGACTAGACTTTTGTTAGGAACAATAGTTAGAGTCCTACCATAGTCTTCAACTAATTTGCACAATGATGCTGTAATAATTGTTTTTCCTGCTCCTGTGGCAATCTCTTGTATGCTCTGTGGATCTTCCAAAAATTTGTTTATTGTTTCTACTTGATAGTCACGCAACTCTATTGGCTGACCTGCACAAGGATGATTATCGGGCCATTTTATTTGTGAAAGATAATCTTTGTTTACTCTTGTAAATTCTAATTCGGATTTTGGTCTTCGGTCGTCTAGATCTACATACACACCACCATCCTCTAGTATTGGCAATATTTGGTCAACAAGATACAGATATGTCGTTCCGCCCAATCCAAAGAAAGCGATCTTTCCGTCCCATCTGCCAAGTTTAACCGAAGGTAAATGGAATGCATATGGTACTTGGTATTTGAATTTTTGATGTAAGCGTTGTCGCCATTTAAGATCGAGATTCTCAAATTTTACATTTACCTGGTCTTTGATTACTAGTTTGCAACTACTCATAGTTTCATTATAACTTTTTCACCCCATTCATAACTCGAAGGTTGATGATCATTATAATACAACGTTTTAGGTAAAGAATCAAGATATCTTTTTAGATTATCTGTGCCTGAGGCATAATAACCGCCTCCAAGTGCGATCAAACATGCTTTTGGTTTTATTCCAGAACGTATGAGAGTCTTTGGTATACGGTTTCTAACAAATATTATTTTAGTTTCTTTGTCTACGTATTTGAATTGTTTGGTAAGTTGATGTAGTTCAAAAAGTGTTTGAAATTTGTCTTCTTCCATTTTCTCTGTCCATTTTTCTATAATCGGATTGTCATGCTCTCCAGGACGAGTTGGTTGTTTCATGTCAAATCCAAACGCTAAATTTTTGTATTCTATACCAAGTCTTTCGAAAGCACTTAACCACTGTTGCCAGTCATTTGCATCTGTCATTGTATATGGATCACCACTGACAGGCATGATTAACGGAAAGCAATCAAGTTCTTTGAATGCATTTAGTATTTGGTCTCTTGAATAATCATTTTTGCTGATCCATGCTTTTCTGTGTTCATGCAAGGCAATTTTTACATCTAATCCTTCCTTGTCTAATTTTATTCCTTTTGTGCTTATATTGAATTCTTTTAAACTGTCTATCTGTTGTAACATTGGTTGTGGTCTGATGTGTTCGTTCCAATGTTCATAAAAGGATTCCGTTGCGTCTGATACAATTATATCATTACCTATCAACCTTGCTACGGGTCGTTTATGATTACACTTTTGTTTCCTGATTTCGTCATATTCATCGAGCAGTACAGGAGTTATAAATTTGAAATCATAACGCACGGCGATAAGTGTTAGGTAGTAAACAGTGACATCTGTGTGTAAAAATGTCCACAATTTACTTTCTCCATTATAGTCTGCATACCTTCCAGGTAATCCTTTATAGTCCTTTAATCTTCGCAACAATGAAATAATTTTTTTATGATAAGGAAATCTTACTTCTATTTTTGCTTGTTCTTCGTCAACAATTTTTTCAATACTTTTTTCAAAATTAATAACTCTAAAAGGTTCATCATACTGGGGATTATCTAATAATTTTTTGATGTCCATGCCATGCTGGGCGAACTTGGAAGCATATCTTTTGAGGATAACAAGTGCTAGTTTGGCCTGTTTCTCAGTCCAGGCATATTGAGCATCAGCAAGTGAATGCACAGTTTCATAGTCTTTGGGGTGAGGTTTTATGAGCGAATTTGGTGTTTTTGGTCCTTGATGCCAAAAATAATCATTATATGCTAATATTTTCAGTGCTTCGTTAATTGTTTTTGGCAAATCTGTGTGCATATTATTCGTTAATTTATAGATAATTATTAGTATAGCATTAATGGTAATTTTAGTCAACCTATGAAAAAGCGTAGCAAAAGTCAAAGAAAAACACTGAAAAAACAATTTGCAAGAACTCTGACTGTTAAAGAGAGTGTCACAAGTTTTAAACCAACTCCAGTCATGGCGGCTCATTGGTTTAGAAAACTTAACACAATGTTATTTGGTGGTAAATTGCGAGGTGTGGTAATTCATATCAAAAATTTACATCATGACTGGGGAAGATGTGTAGCCGATTGGGACAACAGACATTGTAGAAAAGGTACTTTCGATCAAAGGGTAATACCTTATCATAAGACAGAAGTTTTTTATAGGATTGAACTACATTGTAAATTTCCAAAATGGAAAGACTTTATCGAAACACTTGCACACGAAATGGTTCATCTTTACCAAATGCAAGTCTTAAAAGACCCATACTCTAATCACAATAGTAATTTTTATGCGTTCAGAAATAAGTTTAAGTCTTGTGGTTTAAGACTGTATCGTTAAACTCTTTATAAGTTATTATCTTACTATTTCCTAGATCCGTGCCTGTCTGTAGATGATTCAAGTATTCGGGCGGATTATCATGCACGATGGTGTATTGAACATAAGGTCTCAGTTTCAGCATGTCTCTGAATTGTTTAAGCCATCCTTCAAAAATGTCTCCGCCATTACGTTCTCCGTAATTATCTGTGCCCTGATAGATGTTGTTTAGTTCTCCCTTTCCGTATTCTCTAAAATCAAAACCGATCAAGTAAATGTTTTTGTGTCCGTGTACTCCTGCTGTCCAAAAAGCAGTGTTACCCGATATCCAATGAGGATTGTGTGGGATAAGATGTAGCATACCTTTGCTCTGTTTCCTGTTCACTTCTAACGCAGGTGCATAATGAAAAGTTTTAAGTCCTACTTCGTCGGCTACCATTTGTTGGGTCATTCTGGTATCAACAGAAAAAATGAAATCCGGCATGAAGTCTCTGTAAAGAGCATTACATCCATATGTTTGACCTGTCTCTTTCAATTTGTGAAGATCAAATCCATGGCGTGAAGGACCATTGCCTATCACATATGCGTTTCCTTGTGGCTTACACTTAACTTTGTCTTCGTAATATCCTTTTTCCTGTATTCTTTGTCCCTTACGTATTATTGTTTTAACAACAATGGTCTCGCCGGTGTATGGTTGCCATTCTATTGGTTGTATATCTTGCCTGCCTCCTATAGTAATTGTTTTCATTTAATATATTTTTCCTCTAATCTTTTCTTCAATCTGGCCCATGGCAATCCTGCTTTTATCTCGTCCTTGAACCACTCTGTGTACGCTAATTTGTTTGCCCAGTTATGTCTATTTGGCATGGCAGGCGTATTGATATCTGCCAAACTCAAATTGCCAACATCATGACAAAGGCTTGACTCTGATACAAATACAGGAATGCCATTTATCACGGCTTCCATTGCTGGATTGCTACTGTGGTTAACAACTGCCCATGCTCTTGACAACACTGCCTTAAAATCTGTGTCATCGTATGTTTTAAAATCACGTTTGGGTAAACGGACTTTAACGTTTTGAAATTTATCAGCATTGAGATTGATTTGATTTCTAGGATGTGGCCTCACTAAAATAGGCCTAGTAGTATACATTCTGATTTCTTTTATCTGTTTTTCAATCCAGTCCTGCATCTTTGGTAAATTTTTCCATTGTTCGCTGTTGTCGTGTTGTCCGCAAATGACAATCATTTCTCCTGTTGGATTCCATGGTTTGAAGGTGTGTTTGAATAAAGGCCAACGTTTGTCGTCAAACTCTTTGTTGGCAAAATCAGCATCTCTGTTTATACCGTTGATCCCTATTTTGAAACTTTCATTTCTTCTAAGGCCGCCCACTTCTATTACAATAACAGGCTTTCCCTGTTCTCTATATCTTCTCCATACCGAAAGATTCGGTTGCATTCTTCCTAGCCATAACACGCTCCATATCACTGCCACATCTGCATTTGATTCAGTGTTCAGCACGACCTCTTCGCCGGCGTCCCGCAAACTTTGTAAGAAAGCCTCAAATATTGGTTTACTGTTTAGTGGTCCGGTTGATGTCCATACTTCTAACTTCATTATGCTGGAGGTACTTTCTTCCAATAGTCCACAGCAAAAATATCCGCGGGTGCATTTGGATTTGCTCTAAGATCGTTTTTAGCGGATGTACCTTGTTTCTTACGTTTGCCTTTCATGTGATCCATGTATAATCCTAGTTCACTATTGACAAAAACGTGATGTCCTTTAACGCCTTTCCAGTAACCAATGTCGTTGACGAGAATATTTTTTTCCTTCCGGTATATTTTTGATAGGTGCCAGAACACATAACTGTCATGCCATTCTAATAATTTAAATACATTATCGGTCTTGTAAAGATTTTCCCAATCATTGACAAAGTTTTGTATCTCAGGATGTTTCATGTTATATCCTACAAAGCCACATTCAGGGTATTTTCCACCATCGTTTAGTTTTGGATTTTCTCTGCCCAGGTAAGTCAACATTGTATCTTTTGGCAACATTTTTTCAAAGAAGTTCATTGGCACGGGTCTAAAAGTAAATGTGTCGCCGTCTATCCAAACGACATAATCATAGTCTTTCGAATTTCTCACAGCGTTTACAACACAGAATACCTTGTTGGCGAATCTCACTGCCGCCCATAAAAAGGATCCTTTGTTTTTGTCCATGCCACCTTTCTTCTGTAGTTCTGCTGGACGCCTTACGCCGCCTGGTATCTCTTGCAGTTCACCATTGGCCACAGGATCGTCTTTGTGCTTGTTCTTAAACTTGAACAGTTCCGGTTCTGCCGTGTTAAGATCAATCCATTGAATTCTTTCATAGTCACAGGCTGGTTTTGGTTCTTCGGCATACACAACTATGTCCACTTCAGGTGGAAATTGCTCCGCCATTGATTCTATGCCTTTTTTACCATATTGTTCCCAACATCCTGGTTTGTATGATGTGATTACTTTTATCTTCATTTTGATTATTTAATATTCCATCCTATAACGCTTGATCCAATCATGCACAATCCAAGCAGGTACCAGTGCCTTGCCGGCTTTTTGGCTTGCCTTGATCACATTTAGTTGACTTTTGTTCTGCATAGCATCAGTATAAAACTTTTTAAGACCATCACTGACGTTGGTTGTAAGCCAATGGCCCACAGGCACTGTCCATCCTGTTTTCCCTTTGTTTGTTATCGCATCCGGTAGGTGTCCTTTGTAGGCTTTCTTAAACAAAATTTTTGTATCGCTTTTATCGTTGCCCATTTTAGTATTCGTGTGTATGCTCATGCAGTATCTCATAAATTTTTTTGTGGCAAGCGGAAATCTACCCTCCATGCCATAGGCCATTCCATACTTGTCGTTTCGATTAAACATCTCTTCAGGAACCTGTGCCACACAATCCAACGCCATGTAAGAACCAATTGGATCAGCAGGATTCCACAGTTCCTCGCCATAACATTTTTTGAATTCATTTAACAATGTTGATTCTGGCAACGGATTATCTGTGAGTTGCAATGGACGTTTGATCCTTTTCATCCACAGTTTAAGTATATCATCCCAATTTTCTATTTTAGTTTTGCCTATTTGTTTTTCCAGCCATTCTGGATTTTTCATTTTCCAATATTTTGGATATCCTGCTAGTACCTCGTCTCCCATATCTCCAGCCATTGTTACAACGATATCGTTGTCTGATAAAAATTTATTTGTGTAACAGTACATCGACATGCTTGGATTGTAAACCGGTTGCTCCATGTAGTAAATAGAATCTGCCCATGATTCTATGTAGTTTTGTGGCGTAATCATGACTTCTTTATGATTGAAGTTGTTTTCTTTGGCTAGTACTTTGGCACAGTCGGCATCTTCGTTGTAGTCCTCGTCAACTTTAACAGGTGGATCCATTCTGTTTGTAAACGAATTCACTTCTCCTTTTACTTTCATTAATTCGTATGCGACAACACTTGAATCTAAACCGCCGCTTAGGAATACTCCTATCTTTCTCCTACCTATGCTACACATCTTTACGGATTGCCTTGCAACTTCTCGGAGTTCGTTTGGATCAAAAGTTTTATTGTCTGTTGGTTTGATATATTGTCTATGTGTGTTTTTTACTTGTTTACTTTTTAAATCATACACAAGTGTTTCGCCTGCTAATAATTTTTTTATACCTGTAAAGAATGTATTCCGCAAAGCATTTATACCGGTCTTTCCCATGAAACTTAATGCAAGATTGTCTAATTTTCTTGAGCCAGGAACTTTATCCAACATTCCTTTCAATTCAGATCCAAAAACAAGACCGCAGTCTATCTCTGCATAGAACAATGGCTTTATACCTGCATGGTCTCTGGACAGCCATAATTCTTCTTCTTTGATTTTATAATAAGCAAATCCATGCATTGAATCTATTTCGTTAATGAATGCCAATCCAAATGTATCTAATCCCCAAGCAAGTAATTCAGTGTCACAACCTGTAGTGTCTTTAAACTCTTTGTGTTTCTCCTTTAATTCATAATAATTAAAAATTTCTCCGTTATACACCAGTTTGTTTCCTTTGGGAGTAGTCCATGGTTGTGTTGCATCGCCCGGGTCACCCATTATGCTTAATAGATTATGCCCAAAGGTTATGTTATCGTTGTGCCAAACATTTGACCCGTCAGGGCCTCGATGTTTGCATGTGTCGATGAATTTTTTTACAAAGTCAGGATCGTAATTTGTTATTCCGTATATGCCACACATTATTTGTCCTTGAAGTATTTTTCTAATCTTCCTGGTTCTCCCGAGTGCTTTTCATGGTCTGGCATGGGGTCTTTCTTCTCTGTTAGCACTGCCCACTCCTTAGACCACTTGCCGTTGAACTCCACCCATTTGGCTCCTTCTGGATCTGTGTCTGGTCTTATTGCGTCCTCTGGACACTCCGGTTCACACACTCCACAGTCTATACACTCGTCCGGATTGATGACAAGCATGTTCTCGCCTTCGTAGAAACAATCCACAGGACAAACCATTACGCAGTCTGTGTGTTTACACATTATACACTTGTCGTTGACAGTGTATGTCATATTTTTAATCTTTCCTTAAATCTTTTGAACACTGTGCCATTACGTATTTCTTTTTCTGTCCATTGCTTATATCCTAAATCATATACCCATTGATCTCTATCAGGATATTTGGGTGTTTCAATATTATTAAGATCTTTATTTGCAACAGGCCAACAGATTGCAAGATCAGATGTCACAAAAGTTGGTATCCCTCGTACACAACTGTCAATACTAGCAGTGCTGTTGTGTGTAACCACTGCATGGCAGTTTTCAATTGCTTCTTGGAAATTAAATCTGTAGTATTTTTTTTCGTCTCCAGCAAAAAATTTTTGTCCAATAATTACTTTGCAATCTTCCGGAAATTCATTGATACGTTCTTCTATATGTGCCATGTGATTTGGGTGTGGCCTAATTAAGAATGGTCTATCAGTTATAGGACGAATTTTGTCGTATACATCTTTGAACCATTGTATTGGATCTAATTCATTCATACTCCAGTTGTCTTTTGGTTGCAACACGAACAATATCGGATCTTCCTGATTTGACTTACGCCATGGTTCGTATTTTATATTCCAAATCTTTTTCATATGTTCCCATCTGTCGGGTGGACTGTCATCAGATAAGAAGTTGCCATTGTTCATTGGAGAATATAAAGACACACGCCAGTGATGATTAGGATCGGTGATAGTATTTCCAAAACTAGAAAGTATTCCGCCATCGAATGTAATAATATAAATGCCTTTCTTCTTAGCACGTTCTACAAGATCTCTCCTACGTCCTTTAGTGTGATGCATCTGATTGGAGCCGCCATATCCAAACATACAACCTATCTTGGCGGTGGGTTCCATTTCGTTTTCTTTCCAATCTCCCGTCATGTGTTCGTTAACCATGACTGGATTGTCTCCACACGCCCGTATGCCTTCGGCCATGTGTTGGAGAAGTTCCCAACTGGCTCCACGCCTACGGTCTTTCACCGTCCTTCTAAATATTTCAACGTCCATCTAGTATACTTAATGCCCATCCGTTACGAAACTCCTCCTGTGTGAACTGACCATACGCCAGGCTGTAGAACACTGGCTCTCTATCGGCGTAGATTGGAGTTTCTATTTTACTGAAATCTGATTCACATATTTGTCCACAAGGGTTCTCAAAATTGCTGAAACAAGGTACACCGTTATGCAGTGCCTTTATTGTGATCGAACTGTTGAATGTCACCACAGCGTGTACCTGATCCCATTCAAAAGGTTTTTCTGGTTGCTTGTTGTCACTAGGACCCGGCAACATTCTGCCTTGTTCGTCTATATAACTTTTTGGATTGTATGGCTTTTCTCTTATAATAATTTCTCTATCTGTATTTTGTCTTAATGTTGACATTGTTTGTTCTAACCAATTAGGTGCATCAAAATGTAAAGCCATGCTGTGGCTCGGCGGCACTACCAAAACATATTTTCCGTTCTTATGGTAAGGCTTGATAGAATCGCCTTTGTAATATTTTTTGTATCTGTCATCTGGCCTGTGTTCGTGTTTAGTTTTGACGTGTTCATTTTTTACACATCTCATCCAATAAGGTGTCCCCCTACTTTCTCCCCAGTAAGGTCTATCTATGTAGTAAAAATCTTTTTTATTTTTGTTTGCCCATTTGTAAACTAAATTCGTGCCACGCAATACTCCCATGAATGCAACCTTATCACAGTCATTGGATTCCAGCACTGTTTGATAGTTTACAATTTTACCATGCATACCTCTATTCATGGCTTCTATGTATTTTTCAGTGTTTGCTCTTTCTGTTTTTACCGTGTAATACATAATACAATTTTAATTGATTTTAATCCAAAAGTCTAATCAAATTCTGAATATCTACTTCTAGATCAACCATATCCTTGCCTTTTTTATTCTTTGGTTTTGTGCCAGATATTTTTTTAGTTTTTGTAAGGATCACGTTGTGTTCAAGGTCTAGATGTTTGGACAACACTGGATATACTTTTTTACCAATAAAGTCGATATGTTGCAGTTCAAAGATTTTTGTTCCAGGTTGGCACCATAGAGTGTTAACAAGTCCTGCACCGTGTGGGGCGAGTACATGCGATGCTTGTTTGAATAACTTTACTTGTTCGCTCAATGTCATTCCGTCCAAAGTCACGGTCTGCCAACCTTTTAATGACATCAGTAATTGTTCTTGATTTGTGATGTTCCTGTTAGATGCATCCTTTCTGGTCAAAAATATTTTTTTATTTTGCTTAGGTTGATCTGGACAAAGAACATTGCCTAATCCTCTCAACCATTTAGGCATGTGAGGAGATAGTATTCCGTCCTCATAATTACTCATCGACGGAACCACTAGATGATAAAATCTCCATGTCTCGTCTTTAGGCATCACATAATATTTGATTTCAGGAAATAGTTCCTTCATTACTTTGTCAAAGTATTTGCTAGGATTAGAGAGTATGTAGACGTACTTGGTGAAATCAGTTGCCCACCTTTTTTCAAGTAATCTAAATTTAGATATTACATCTATCCATATGTGCCATGGATTCTCTGCACTGTATTCGTCAATGGGTAACCAAACGTAGAGCCATGTGGCATCATGAAATTGTTTGGTTATAGGAGGTAGATAAATGTCCACTTTGTCGTCCCATTTAGTAAACTGATTGTGTACCTTATGTGGCTTCTCCCTGTACTTTGATATAAGCGGCCAAACATGATTTGTGATAAGTTTCCTGTCCTCTGTGACAAGCAAAGGCAAACTTGTTACTGAGCAGTTGTGAAAATCTGCCACAAACGTTGGCATACTGGTAAAATCATATTTCAATCTTAGGTCTGCCCATTTTACATGATAGTCATAAGAATCGTCTATTATTTCAAATTGGTGTAAAAAATATTTGATATCTGAAATGTTTTGAACTGTTTGCATATTGCCGATAATTATACTATAATTATATCATGATACCAGACAGATTGTTTATAAACGGTTGTTCATTTTTGACTACTCGTCCGCGGAAAAACGTTCACACCCACGTGGGCATGGAACTTGCAAAATTAATGAAAATGGACATCGAATGTCAAATGGCAAATGGTGGTAGGGGCCACAAGAGATTGTATTGGACTACCAGGACATGGTGTGAAAAGTTTCCTGACTTAGCAAAAAAATCATTTTTTTTAATAGGTTCCAGCGGAGGAAATAGATTCGACTTCCCAACTGGTGACGGATATAAAGCACATAAATTTCCAACTATGACTACAACCTGGAAGACTTGGGATCCTAATAGAGATGCCGAAACCGAAAAATTTACCAAATATCTATTCAGGAACGGATTGGAGTTGGATCACATGATACAAATAGAATCGATCAGCCATTTACTGTCACTACAAGATTTTTTTACAATTAAAAAATATCCTTACGTCTTTTATAACACATTATCAAAACCAGATATCAAAAATCCAGACATACAGTTGTTATGGGACAGAATAGACAAGAAAAGATTTTTCCGATCAGAGACGAGTCATTTGGATCATACTGTCAAAAATAATCAACATTGTGATAAGGACGACCCACATCCAAATACAGAAGGACATAAGGAATGGGCAACGCAATTGAAAGAGTTTATAGATGCTAACGATCTACGCACCATTTAACAACAAGACCAGCAAGGCATGGGAAGTGTTTAACGGTGTTGAGAAGTCATGGCCAGAGCAAGTGCAGTTTTTAAACAATTCAGTTGAAACTGAACCAAATTCTAATTCTATGTTTTGGGGTTTTGTTGGCAACAACAGGCAAATGGTTAAAAAGTTAGAATCACGTAAGCATCCTTTCTGGTTTACAGATACTCCTTATTTTGGCAGATTTGACAACAATAATTTGAAACCAGATAATCATTACTGGCGAATTTGTAAAAATTCAATCCATGTTAGTTATTTAAAAGGCTGTCATAAAGATAGATTTGAAAAATTTGGAATAAACCTGAAAGCACCTGATCTACAGGGAGATTATATTCTTGTATGTCCAAGTAGTGCAGGAATAAATGAGTACCTTGATCGGCCAAAATGGTTGTACGAAACTATAGAGCAGATAAAAAGATACACTGACAGAGAAATCAGAGTAAGACATAAGCCACGTGGTAGGGGAACATCAGGACCAAGTGAGGCCAAGAGACCTATCGAAGAAGATTTGAAAAATGCCTGGTGTTGTGTCACCAGTTGTAGTATCAGTGCCATTGAAGCCATTTGTGCAGGCAAGCCTGTGTTTTGTGATGAAAAAAGTTTCGCTACACATATCGCTAATACTAATTTGGCAGATATCGAAAATCCGTTGTATGTAAGTCCTGAGGATTGGCTCTATAGTCTAGCATATCAGCAGTTCACACCGGAAGAAATAAGCAATGGCAAGGCTGTTGAAATATTAATGGACAAGGGCCTATTGTAATGCAGAAAATAAATGAAATATGGATACCAGATGAGGACGTTGTTTTATCCACGGATGGATTGAAGCAATGGTTATTGTTTTGTAAATTACAGAATAAAAAATTTAGAACGGTGTTAGACACAAAAGGCGAATACGGAATATGGAGCAGAAGTATGCGAAATTATGCCAAAAAAATAATGTGTTTTGAAGATAGGAAAAAATTTGTCCAGTGCTGTGAAAAAAATACACAACATCATAATAATATTGATTTTAGGCAACAACTGCTAAACAGTTCGAGAATACCTCCAGAGACATTTTCCGTTGATTCTTTAGATATAAATGACCTCGATCTGATCAGAGTTGATGCTACAAACGTGATAGACATTTTGCATGGAGCGGCAAAAACTTTGGGAAAAAATGATGAAAATCAGTCTAATGTTAAATTTTTATATGTAAGTAACTACACAACAGATGCGGATTTGTTTGTAAAAAGTTTAAATTTTTTACCAATTATAGAAAACACACCAGACAGGATCTACTACAAATGAAACCTTTGATAGTACAATTTTTTGTACCCGCTAAAAATTATGCAGATCCTACCTACAACCAAATTAGTGTAAATGAAGAACTATACGAATATTCCGTGAAGTCTATAAAATTGTATGCGGAAAAATACAACATTGATTACAAACTTGTTTCTGAAGCAAAAATAAATTTCATACATCCAACATTTGAACGATTTGATCTGTTCTTCAATTTAAAGTGGTGGGATGATTACACACATATTTTGTATCTAGATACAGATGTAATAGTGTGGCCGGACGCCCCGAATGTATTTGATGAATATCCAGACGATGAAAGTTTTAAACCCGTGCATGATAGAATTGCTTTGAAAAATAATATACAATATCATAAAAAACGTGCCGAAGGTACCTGCCTAGAAAAGTTCGAACCGGGTATGCTACAACAATCTAGATTCAATGCAGGAGTGTTTATGCTTACAAAAAAATCAGCACAGGTAATGGCCAAACACTTAGATTACAAAAATCTAAAAGGTGACGACAACGAAATGCTGATATATGCTATGCTTGAATCAAATGTCAAAGTAGAAAAACTTGATTGGCGATACAACAAAAAAAATAGTGTGAAATGCTATTTTGGTCATGCGAGTGGCTATGAAAAATTTAAACCTAACTATCCAATGTTGAGAATTGCAAAAGAAACTTTTGATGCCAGTCTATAGACATATAAAAAAAGAAATACTACATATCCATATTCCTAAAACAGGTGGCAGTTCAATTTGTAAGGCCGTAGAACAACACGGCGGATTAGTTTCATTTATGAGAAAAGGATCAGTCAAACAATGTGGCAATGTACCTCCGCAACATATGGACATTTGGCATACCAAACAATTCTTTGATCTTAAAAAACTAAAAGCCTTTGCAGTGATACGTAATCCATGGCATAGATTATTAAGCGAGTATGTGTGGAGATTTAAAAATGTAAATTTTAAAAAAGGTATTAATAAGTTTATAAGGAAGCAATTAGATGGAGTAAATCACATAGATTACGCAAATCATTTGCTTCCACAACACAATTTTATAAACGAAGACGTGAAGTTATTCAAGTATGAGGATTGGAAAAGTATGTGTGCTTACGTAAGCAATGAACTAGACCTTCCAGGCTTCAATGTGGATTTTAAACATTATAAACAGCAGTACAGGATGAATTATAATCGTCCAGAAATTGATATTTTAGAAAAAGATACAAAAAATATTTTTGACAAATTTTACAGCAACGATTTTGATCTATACAACTCTCTTTAGGAATTTTAAATATTCGCTATTACTAATTTTGAATTGTAGTACCGGACGGTTAAATCCTTTCTTTCCCTTTATCCTAAATTGTCTTTTGTTGGTATTGTCGTATATCAGCATACAGTTTTGATTGTATACTATATTAGTATCGTCGAGAGATAAGTCCTTACGGAGAACTTTTTGGTTCCTGTCCTTGAAGAACAGTAAACATATAACTTCGTGATCTTGATCAAAGTGTTCTATATCTTTGTACAACTTGAAAGGGTAATGTATTCTCTCAGTTATTTGTTTCCAAACGAAGTGTTGCAGATTGTTTTGATTTTCATACAGTTTGTCAAATACTTGTTGTTCAATGAAGTTGGTTATATAGAAAAAGTTTTGTTCCTTTATATAGTTTGAATGATTTATTTTATCAATAATCATTACGCCGAAAATAAGTTGATAACTTCCTTTTTCCAGTCGTCGCTATATTCACAGTCTCTATAACCATCAAACCATGGACCACCCTCTGTGTAATGGAGTATCTTTGGTTTGCCATCTTCAGGCTCCTTGTACCATCCCACAAGCCAATTGTAGTTGTGTGGCAATGATCCTATTTCTGAATCTTCTAACCATGAGAATCTATGTAGGTACTTGGGTGTTTGTTCGTTTAGAAAATCCGGAGTAAGCATCTTGTTCTTTGGATGTTCACAGTTCCATAAAACCATACTGGACCAATTCTTCCTGGGATACACTGTCTGTACCTGTCCGTCCATTTTGGTTGTTTCTTTTGGTTTGTAATCGTGTTGCACACAAACAACTGCTTTTGAATTATCACAATATTTTTCCAATTCGTGGCTTGGAATTTTCCAAACAAAATCACAATCACAAAACACCGCCCAACCCTTGAAGTCATTTAGATAAGGAACAAAAAATCTTGTGAAAGTAAATTCTGTTGATGCTAGTTTGTCCTTTTCTCTAGTATAGATGCCTTGTGCCCTCATATCGTTTTGTTTCAAGGGAATGACTTCAGCATTTTGATCTCTACGTTTGATAGAATGTTCGCATACTTGATATGCTATATCTTCTCGTGAGTCCCAACCTACGTAAATTTTCATTTTCTTCCTGACAGAATTTGGTGTATGTCTTGCCAATTATTTACACGGATGATTTCTTTATGATTAAAGTCACGGTTATATGGATGGTCTATTAATATAGGTTTTAAACCGTAATTAAGACCTGCTAAGGCATTGTGAGGCTTGTCCTCCACCCAATACAGTCCGGTACCGTGAAATTCTGCTAATGCACTGTCTTTGTCAGCGCCTGTACCTAGTATATGGTAATTTGTGAACACATGATCACCAAACAGTTCTCCCAGTCTCCTCTTCCTTAACTCCTGTGCAGGTTTGTCTGAAGTCTGTGATGTTATGGGAATGAATGTCCAACCCTCGGCGGCCAATAGTTTGACCCATGTTTGTGAATTGTACATAGGACGTTGTGTGCCCATCCAAGCACTCCTATTGAATTCTCTTATTTCTTTCCTTATTTCCGGTTTTGTTAGACCAAATCTTTCTGCCATCTCGTAGGTGTTTTCTTTGTTTGGCAGTAATCTGTATGGATGGTATCTTGCACCTTTTTCGTCAAACAGGGTACGTTGCAACATCCATTTTGTGAAGTGGTGCTCCCATTCAAGTAGCACTCCGTCCACGTCTGTTAATATAATCCTATTTGATGTCGGCATCTTCCATTCCTGCTACTCTCAGTTTTACAATGTTAGTAATCTGCCATTGTTTCTGATCAAGTCCTTTGGTTATGCCAAGCCATTGATTTCTCAGTAATGCAAATTCATTTATAATTTTTTCCATATCTACAACATCTTGTTCGCCGTCTGTGTATTTTTCAGCATCTCTGCTTGACAGTGCCCTGTTGTAGTTCTCTAAAAACTTTTTGAAAGATTTTGATCTTGTCCTACGTAATTCAATATTGAGATAGTTCAGTATGGCTTCAATCTGTTGAAGTTGGTTGAAACGTTCTTCAACTATGCCGGGCAAAGCCGCTGACGCTTTCTCCAAGTTTCCGTAGATACGTATCTCTTTTTTGGCTTTCTCTAATTCTTGATCGTAGTAATTTATGCAGTCGGGTATTCTGGCTAGGTTTCTACTTACTTCGCTGTACCAATTAGTCTTCATATCGATCATCGTAGTCATCAAGTTCTTCTTCGTCTTCTTCGTAAAAAGTGTTGATGGCTTCCTCTAGTTTTGGATCAAACTCACCACTTGCTTTAATTTCGTCTGTCTCCACTCCTATATCTTCGAGTGTTTTTACGAAATCGATAGCGGCATCCGCCTTGTGTTTTTCAGGCACATAGTTGGATAGTGTGCTCCATAACCTTTCGATGTCTTCGTGTGTCAAATCAATCATCTTTCTCAGCCTTGGTTTCAGTCACTTCGTCATCTGACTCTTGTGATAATTTATCAAAATCTGCCATAAGCATATCTAATTTATCACCTGTCCAGGCTTTTCTAAACTCAAGATGTTCTTTTCCTGTGCTGTCAACATATTTGAGCCTATTACCTTGCTGTGTTAACACACCTTTTTTCTCAAACAGGTCAACAAGTCCACTGTAAGGATCCATACCTGTGTCGTAAGGAATTTTTACTTGTACAGATTCAAAAGGTTTAGCATATCTTGTTTTCATTACTTTACATGCGGCTCTGATACCTCTTACTTCAGATATCTTGTTGCCTTTCTCGTCCTCTTTTAGTTTCAATTTCTTCATTGCTATAACAATAGAACTTGCGTAAATGAAACCTTGTCCGCCCGATATCTTGTCATCGGGATCAAACATATCTTGTGATGCGTATGTGTGATTCGTTGCGATTAGTCCCACGTTCCAACTTCCAAACATGTTCACACAGTTTCTCACAAGGGCAGTTAACGCCTTTGGTTTTCTACCTAGGTCACCTTTCATTTCACCTTTTTCAAATTGGTCAACATCGGTTGGCGTCAATAACATACCCAAACTGTCTATCACAAATAATACTTTAGGAGCACCTTCCTTATTGTCGGCATGTTCGTCCTTGTATGCTTTCATGAACTCGGATACTGTTTTTGCCACGTCGTCTATCATAGACAAACTTAATTTTAAAAGTTTATCCTCTGATGTATCGACGTTAAGTGCTTGTAGCCATTGCTCGTCTAGTGCGTTCTCAGAATCGATTAGTATCACAAATATACCTTGATCCTGTGCGTTCTTAATAATGTTGCCTGATGCTATGTAAGATTTACCCGCACCAGACTCACCGGCAAGTACTGTAACCTTGCCTAGGGGAATTCCTTTGTTGAAATCACTGGTCATCAAATAGTTCAATGCGTAATTTCCTGTTGATATCCAATCTGTTGGATCACTAAAACCTATTCCTAATCCTTGTATAGATTTTGTTATACTCTTTCTAAATTTTGTTGCGTCAAATACTTTTGTCATAATTCTTCCTTTATTATATTACACAAGGCCTCAATAGTCAATATCAAGGCCTTGGTAAAATGTCAGTATTATTTTTGTTGTCTTGATCTAATCAGTTTCAAGATGTCCTCTGCTCTCTTGGCACTGTCGCCAGTTGGAGCAGTTGTTGGTTCTGCCGTCGTTTCAGGTGCAGGTGTGCTTTCTTTTACCTCTGCATTTACTGGATCAGCAGTTTTTTCAACTGGAACCGGTCTGTCTGCTGTTGGTACACTTACTTGACTCACTTGTACTCCCGCGGGTCTAAAGTATTGACCGTATTTCTCAAGATCATAAGCCTCACCATCTACAGATTTTTCA